GGCTTGTGACCCTCATCCTTTACAACGCGGCGGGCATAGGCTTGTATCTGCACGGTTGCGCTTGTGCTGATCATCGCGTTGTGTGCGATTGCCTCGCCCCATGCCTCAACCGCTTCCGTTGCGGTTGTAGGCAATTCGACGGTGAATTCCAATGGCGTTGATTTCTTGTCCACGCCGGTTGGCCTAAATTTGATTGTAACGGTTTTCATGATCTTATCTCCATGAATAGGTCGATACATCATCAACCTTTATGCCTGGTATCCTACGCCTAAATTGCACCTATTGCAAGCTGTATTATTACTATTCCATGATGAAGGCGCAGCCTTCCATGATGACACGATGACGCACCCACATGCTGGCCGCCCCAACATGGTATCAGGCAAATTCTATGCCAACTCCGTTACATGTATAAACCATGTCACATTGCACCAGTCACCACATGCAACACGCATCCTGTTGCGGACAGCAACAGTAACAGATAGTAAGTACTCGCCAACAATAGGTGTAGTGTTCGTGGTGTGAATACTGCTACAATGCACTAGTCACCTTGCTGTTGCGTGCCCTCTATTGTTGGTGTGCCAACAATACATGGTGATTGCTTACTCGTTTCAAGTAACAAATAACTTGCGCGCGGGGGGTGGGGATGCCACTTCCAGCATCCCCAGATAGGTACAGCTCTTACCTAGCAAACCAGAATTAGCAACAGTGCAATTGCGGGCGCTAATGCGCCCTAGAACGAGTAGAATGGACGATAATACTTCTTTCGAGCGTCGTGGCATTTAGGGCGTCGCCACTTGGCGATACACCACTGGTTCCTAGGGCGTCCGCGCTAGCGGATTGTCCAATTGCAGCCGTGCTAACGGCGTAAATAACGGGGTCCATTTTTAGAATCGCGTGCCGCGACGGTTTAGGGCTACGCCCTAATCAGGGTAAAACGCGATCAGTTTGCGCGCGGCGTTCTCTGACTCCTGCCCCTGGCCTCACGCGCGTGTACGTTATATATAGGTGGCATGGAATTTGAGCATCGCGAGTTATTAGAACACCGACTCTTGCTAAGGCAAGCTCTCTTCGACCGGCGCGAGACAGATCCGCTGGTGAGCTTCGAGCTTTTCTCGCCCCAGACAGAATTCGTAAAGGCAGTAGTCTTAGGAGCGTGTCGTGAGAATTATTACATGGGAGCCAATCGAAGCGGAAAATCGGACGCAGGAGCTTATGCGGGCGCGACACTTGCTAGATTTGGTACAGGAGCAAGAGAAGTTAACGAATCCTATTCTAATGGAGGAAAGCTCGAGGTTCGTGACAGGGCCACCAGTGGATGGGTCTCAGCCCTTGACTTCCCCACCAGTCGAGACACCATCCAGCCGAAGTACTTCGACAACGGCTTCATGCCGCCAAACCAAACGCACTTTCCATTCATCCCGCAGCACGAAATCGACCAGTGGCGAGCAGGGGACCAGATCCTTAAACTTAAAAACGGATCGATCATAGGCTTCAAGAGTGCGGACTCCGGCCGGAGCAAGTACCAGGGAGCTGAAAAGGATTGGGTCCACTTAGATGAAGAACACCCAGAGAGTATCTACAATGAGATCGTTATTCGTGTTGGAGCGCATCCACTCAGGCTCTTTACAACATGCACCCTCCTGCCGCCGGAAGGTCAAGTGGGAGGAGTCACCTGGATCTTCAACGAAGTCGTCAAGCCGTGGAAGAACGGAACCCTTGAAGGCATTCAAGTCTACAACGCTTCAATCTACGACAACCCACATATACCCCGTGATGAGATAGCCCGCTTAGAAAACCGCTACCCAGAAGGCTCGACGCAGCGCCGTATCCGCTTGAATGGTGAACTAATACCTGGGCTAAGCGGCGCGAGGATTTATGCGGGTTTCGACGGGCGGTTGAACGTGCGAGAGCAGGCAGAAATCGCGATGCGTCGGCCGCTATGCTGGATATGGGATTTCAACGTAGAGCCGATGGTAAGTCTTATAGGCCAGCGCGATCAGGGAACCTTTCGCTTCTTCCGGGAGCTGATTCTCGAAGAGGGCAACATCATGGAGATGTGTGATTACTTCAAGAGTATGCACCCTACCCACCTGGCAGAAGTCTGGCTCTATGGGGATGCCTCAGGCCGTGATCGCTCGCACCAAACGAAGTTCTCCTCGTACCAGCTTATTATGAACCAAATGAAGGACTACCCTGCGCCGATGCGGATGAAGGTTCCCCAGCGGAACCCCTCCGTCGCAGACCGAATTAATGCTATGAACGTGGCGTTCAAGAACACAGAGGGAGAAATTGATCTAGAAGCCGATCCGCTCTGTGTGGAGTTGATAAATGATTTTGAACAGGTTATAAGTGATGGGAAGCAGGGAATTAAGAAAACACATAACAAAAAAGACCCCTATTATCGAAGAACGCATATGTCGGACGCCGCTGGTTATTGGGTCGCCTTCGAAGCACCAATTAAGCCAGCTAGCTTACTAAGTGGAATCGCGGAGAGGTTCAGTGTGAAACGGGCAGGTTATAGATGAAGCGCGAAAGCCGCCCTGCGGCTAATGAGCCTGTACGAATCTGCAGGATGTGCGGCCAAGATATGCCAGCCGGGGGAACCCGACGCATCGGCATTTGCGTGTGGTGTGTTCGAGACAGCAATGAGACAATAGTCCAGTCGGTCAAAAGGATGAGTTATGGCAGAGATCACCAAGGGGACTAAGCAACCTGGCGATGATATACCTATCGGAACGGGCGAGCAAGGCCAAGAAACGCTTCTGAACGTCATCAGGGCGTACAAGAAGGAAGCTATGGACTCGCGTCGTACTCGGATGCACAAGAATAAGCAGAACAGACAAGCTTATCTGAGCGTCCAGGACTGGAGTCATAAGGTTAAAGGTCAGAGCCAGGAGTTCCTACCCAAGACCGCTGTCGCGGTCGAACAGTTTGTGTCGTTCGCAAAGAAGGCTCTGACCCGCTTCGGGGCGTACTATGAGGTCCAGTTAGGGCGTGACTCCAAGAGTCCGCTTTCTGGCACAGGAATCCGCGCCCTTATCGACTGTCACATTAACCACATGCTGGTAGAGGACAATGTCGAGTCAAGTTTCCCCATCTTGATGAGTAATGCCCTCAAGGTAGGTGCGCTCGAGTCCCTGATGATTATCAAAGTGCACGGGAATATGACTAAAACTCGAAAGTTCCGCGAAGCTGAGGGGGGTGAGCTAAAGCCGGAGGACTTTGAGCACTGGCAGCTTCGAGCAGACTTGATTCGACCGGAAGACTACCTACCGGACCCTACTGGAGCAGGTCTTTATGAGATTCATTCAACAAAACGAGACCTTTCTTACCTAGTGGACAAGGCCGAAGAAGGCGTTTACGACAAAGACGCTGTGGCGCGTATAAAAGAGGACTTCAACCAAGAGCTTCGCAACTCTGAGCAGACTCGGCGGCCACACGACATGGCGCAGGACTACGCTATTAAGCCAGGGTTTCGTAAAAAGGTCCAGATTGACGAGTTTTGGGGCACGATCGTAGATAGTGATGGCAAAGCGCTGCACCGCAATGTCTTTTGTGCTATCGCAAACGACAAATGGGTCATTAAGAAGCCCACCCCAAACCCATTCTGGCACCAGGAGAGCCCTTTTGTAGTTGTTCCACTGATTCGAGTGCCTTTTAGCGTTTGGCACAAAGCAATGTTTGACGATGCGGCCCAGATTAACTTTGCGATGAACGAATTGTTTAACCTAGTCATAGATGGGGGAATAAGCAGCGTTTGGGGGATAAAACAGCTTAGGGTGGACGATCTCGAAGATCCTCGAGCCTACGCTGATGGAATTCCCCAAGGCGAGACGATTCTCGTTAAGAATTCGCTGCCCCACGGCGCTAAGGCACTCGAAACCGTGACTGAGGGAAAGGTTCCAGGAGATGCAATGGCCGTTCTGGAGATGCTTAGCCGTGAACATGCGGCTTCAGCGCTTTCGAACGAGCTTAAACTTGGTTCGCTTCCCTCAAAGCAGGTTAAAGCCACCGAGATAACGGAGCTATCTCAATCTCAGGCGATCACTATGGACGGAATCATTGCTGATATCGAGCGTGAATGCATCCAGAAGTTTCTCCGTAAGGCCTGGCTGACGATTATCCAGAATATGGATGATGTAACGAGTAGCAGCGTCGTCTCTGCCGTTGGCATCCAAGGGGCTTTTGCCCTAAGTCAGATGAGTCCTGCCCAGCGGTATCAGGTATTTGCAGATGATTGCTCATTCAACGTGTTTGGCCTCAGCGAAGTGCTCGCTAAGACCCGAGACTTCCAAAAACTAATGGC